AACCAATTGAATTAGATGTAAAAATAATCGCAGATTTTAATACGATACCTGAAAAGTATCACGAAGTTTTTTTAAATATTATGTCTTCAAAATATTATAATAAAGTATCGTTTGGTGATAATCCATTTAGTCAATGTGTTCCACCTAAAAAGAAAAAATGGTGGCAAATTTGGAAATAAATAAAAATAGGTTATATGAAAGAAGAATCAGCAATTGAATTTTGTGAAAGGATATATCCCGAGATGATGGATGAATTTAAGAAAATCCAATCGGAGATGTATGAAACCTTTTGTAAAAAACAAAGAAACTACGGACCTGGAAATATATCGATAGGCACGGCATTGGAAACAAAAGAAGATGTAAAATTATCCCTCACAGGTCTTTGGTTTAGAATTAATGATAAAATTCAAAGATTAAAACAATTGGTGGTTTTAGGACAGCCCGATGAAGTTGGAGAATCAATACAAGATACCTATCAAGACCTATCAGTTTATGGTATAATTGCGCAAATTGTACAGAGAAAAAAGTGGGGAAAATAAATTTTGAAAATTGAAAAAATAGTTGTATATTTACTATATTAAAAGTAAAAAAGGTTATATTTAGTTATGTAGAAAGTAGCTACTAAACCTTAAACTTTAAACAATTTTTTAAACCTTAAAATCTAAAAACAATGGACATTTCATTGGCACTTAAGAGATTTAATTCTCTTCAAAACAACACAAAAAAGTCTGATTCCATTTGGAAGCCAGCAAACGGAAAATCACAAATTCGTATCGTTCCTTACAAATTTAATAAGGAAATTCCGTTTATTGAACTTTATTTTCATTACAACATTAACAACAAGACGTACCTATCACCAATGTCATTTGGTAGACCTGACCCAATCGTTGAGTTTGCAGAAAAACTTAAACGTACAGGTGATACTGATGATTGGAAAGCAGGTAAAAAAATGGAGCCAAAATTAAGAACTTTCGTACCAGTTATCGTAAGAGGTAAAGAAAACGAAGGTGTTAAATTTTGGGGATTCGGAAAAACAGTTTACCAAGACATTTTAGGATATATTGCTGATCCTGATTACGGAGATATTACAGACCCAATAACTGGTAGAGATATCGTATTGGATGTAACATCTGCGGAAGAATCAAATGCAGCATATCCAACAACAGCAATCCGAATTAAACCATCTGTAACAAAATTATCAAACGACGCTGCAGTTGTAAAACAATTATTGGAAAATCAAAAGAACATTACTGAATTATATCAGGAGTTATCATACGCTGAACTTAAATCAGTATTGGAAAATTGGTTGAATCCAAATTCTGCAGCAGATGATGAAATTGTTGAGGAATTAGAAGCGCCAAAAACAAAAACAACCACCCCAAAACAATCACAGTTTTCTGTTGATATGGGTGGTACACAAAAAATTGGTGATCTTCCTTATGAGATAATGAAAAATAATACAGCAGAAGCACCTGCTAAAAAAACAGATGATGTAGCATCAGCATTTGATGATTTATTTAACAATTAATAGGTTACAACTATGGCTAAAGCACAGGATGACTTAGCAAGTATTCTTGCCGATTCTCTAAACAAACAAAATAAGGATGGTAGAATTGCATACTTCCTTACGGATGGTGGAGGTGATGCTCCTACTAACGTAAAAGATTGGTTATCTACGGGTAACGCTCTTTTGGATGTAGCAATCTCTAATAGAACTTATGGTGGTTTACCTGTAGGCCGTATAGCAGAAATTACGGGTTTAGAGCAGAGTGGAAAATCTCTGCTCTCTGCTCATCTGTTAGCAGAAACACAAAAGAAAGGCGGAGTAGCCGTATTGATTGATACCGAAACGGCCGTTAATAGGGAGTTTTTGGAAGCAATTGGTGTAGATATTTCCAAATTGTTATATGTTTCAGTAGATACGGTTGAAGGTATTTTTGAAGCATGTGAAACTATTATTGAAAAAATTAGGACTTCTGATAAAAATAGATTAGTTAGTATTGTAGTTGATTCGGTGGCGGCAGCATCTACAAAGAAAGAGTTAGAAGCTGATTACGATAAAGATGGTTACGCAACTGATAAAGCAATCATCATTTCCAAAGCAATGCGTAAGATTACTAATATGATTGGTAGACAAAACATTTGTTTGGTATTTACTAACCAACTTCGTCAAAAAATGAACGCAATGGCATTTAGTGACCCTTGGACAACATCAGGCGGTAAAGCATTAGCATTTCATGCTTCTGTTCGTTTAAGATTGAAATCTATGGGGCAGTTAAAGATTGGAGATAGAATTGTTGGTATCAAAATCAGAGCACAAGTTGTAAAAAATCGTTTAGGACCGCCTTTAAGGCACGCAGATTTCTCTATTTTCTTTGATAGAGGAATTGATAACTACGGAAGTTGGTTGGGCGTAATGAAAGATAATAAGCTTGTAAAGCAAGCAGGAGCATGGTACGAATATGTTGATATTGAAACGGGTGAGGTTATTAAATTTCAATCAAAAGATTTCGCAGAAATTCTCAAAAACGAAGAACTAAAAGACCAAATATATCGTAGGATATGTGAGGTTTGTATTTTACAATATAAAAATTCCGCTTCAGAGGAAGTTGATGAAACAACGGATGTAGCAAATGAGTCAGATTAATAAAAAGTATTTAGATATACTAAAACAAATAGATGAAGAACATAAGAGTTTTGGAAATTTGCATAAAAATTCTAAAACCTTAGTCATTGATGGTCTTAATACCTTCATTCGTTCTTGGTCAACGGCACCAAATCTTTCAGATAATGGTGACCACATTGGAGGCATAGTCGGTACACTTAAAAGTATCGGCTACGCTATCCGTATGATTAACCCCACGAGAGTTATTCTAACCTTTGATGGTAAAGGTGGGGCAAAAAGCAGACAAAATATTTACGCAGGATATAAGGCGGAAAGAGCTAAAAACAAAATCCGACTTAATCGTGCTATTACTGTTGATATGAATCCAGAGGATGAGCAAGTATCAATGCGTAGACAGATGGTAGGATTAGCTGAACTATTAACATATTTACCAGTAACCATTATGTTATATGATGGGATTGAGGCGGATGATGTGATGGGTTATATTGCAACCCAATTAAGACAAGAGGGGGAAAAGGTTGTATTAATGTCATCTGATAAAGATTTCTTACAATTAGTAAACAAAGATGTTTCAGTATATTCACCATCTAAAAAGAAAATCTATAATATTGATGAAGTTATTGAAGAATTTGGTATCCATCCTCACAATTTTATTAATTTCCGAATGATTGATGGTGATAAATCGGATAACATTAGTGGAGTAAATGGTTTGGGAATCAAATCTATTATCAAAGCATTTCCGATTCTTGCCGAAGAAACTACACATACAACCAAAACTATGATGGAGTATGTAAATGGATTAGATAAGAAAATAAAAGCACACGAATTATTTGAAAACAATTTGGAAATTTGCGAAAGAAATCGTAGATTAATGCAATTATCTAATCCAGAATTTAGTGGTAATATTCGTATGAAAATTATGGATAGATACGATGAACCTACACCTAAATTTGATAAGCAAGGATTTCTAAAGGCAGGATTAAGACATGGAGTTATTGATTCATTTAAAGATATTAACGATTGGTTACAATCCACATTCGGATATATTTCAAAATTTTAAAACACGCAGGAAATTATGAAGTGTATAAAAAACAACAAAACAGGCAATATTCAAAGAGTAACGGATAAAGAGGCCTACAATATGGTAGGAAACATATGGAGTTATGTATCTAAATCAGAATGGAAGGCCGCTACGAGAAAACCAAAGGTTGAAGAAAAAGTAGAACTAGCAAAAGAAACTATTTCAGAAAAACAATTAAAGAGAAAGAAAAAAGTTAAAGCATAATGGAAGCAGTAGATACATTGGTAAAATATGGTCAATCGTATCAATCTAAAGTTGTTGCTACACTTATCACAGATGTTAAGTTTTTAGAACAGGTAAACGAAATTACAAAACCTAACTTTTTTGAATCCCAAGCAAATCAATGGATTGTAAAGGAAACACAAACTTATTTCGATAAGTATCATGGTACACCTACAATGGAGGTTTTTAAAATCAAAGTTGGAGAGATTGAAGATAAGGTGCTAAAGCAAACCGTAATAGAACAACTTAAAAGTGTATATTTACAAATAGGTGCAAATGATTTACCATATGTAAAAAATGAATATTTTACCTTTGCAAAAAATCAAAAAGTAAAAGATGCTCTACTCAAATCCATAGACCTTTTAAAATCTGGTCAATACGATAAGATTATTGATACAATGACCGCAGCATCTAAAGTAGGTGTTGAAAATGATTTAGGTTTAGACTTTGTTGAGGATTTTGAAAACATATTGGATAATGTAAAAAGAGATTCCGTTTCTACGGGTTGGGACGTTGTAGATGAATTAATGGATGGAGGATTAGGACCAGGTGAATTGGGTGTAGTTATGGCACCATCTGGTATTGGTAAGAGTTGGTTCTTATCTAAAATAGCGTGCGCCGCATTACAAAGAGGTGTAAATGTATTGCATTACACTTTAGAATTATCTGAAAACTATGTAGGTCAAAGATACATTACAATCTTAACTAATATAACTACCGCAGATCAAAAGTTGAGAAAAGAAGATATTGTTCGTAAAGTAAAACAGACACCTGGTAGAGTAAAGATTAAATATTATCCACCACAATACGCATCAGCAAAAACCTTATTTGCACATATTGAAAAAGTTAGAACAAGTGGTTTTAATTCACAACTTATTATCATTGATTACGCTGACCTTCTTAAATCGGCAAACAGAGGTAACGACGGGTTGTATGCGGAGTTGGGTGGTATCTATGAGGAATTAAGGGGATTAAGTGGTGAGACTGGGATTCCGGTTTGGACAGCAACACAAACGAATAGAGCGGCAATCGACCACGAAGTTATTCAAGCTGATTCAGTAGGTGACTCGTATAAGAAAGTTCAAACAGCTGACTTTATTATGAGTATTAGTAGAAAAACCAAAGATAAATTATCTAACACAGGTAGAATACACATTGTAAAGAATCGTTTTGGACCAGATGGTATGACATTTCCTGCGAAGATTGATACTTTTCACGGAGTTATGGATGTGTTCGCAGCAACATCGGTAGATGGTATCATTGCACAAAAAGAAAGTAAAAATGGTGAAAGTTTAGAAAAGAAACTATTACATAAAAAGTATGTTGAAAACATGGGGGTTATTTTACTTATTTCTTATATTTATAGTATATGGGATGTAATTTCTCATAATATATTCACTATGATATAAAAAATATTAAAAATGAATAAATGTATTATTTGTAAATCTAAAACTAAAAATAAACTATATTGTTCTCGTGATTGTTACAATGTTCGTAGACCTAATATGGTAAAACGAAATGTAATACAAAAGCAATGTAAATTATGTAATACCATATTTGAAACCAATAGAACTTCGGCTAAATTTTGTAGTGAAAGTTGTTATCAGATGAACAGAGCAAATACCAATATTCGGTTAAATTGTGGTAATTGTGGTAAAGAATTTTCCGTATCAAAATATAGATACGAAAAGGGTTTAGTTAAATATTGTTCAATGAAATGTAGAAATACAAGCGATGAATGGATTAATTCTAATATTATAAAAAATATAAACCAATTACATAAAATTGGATTAAATAAATTAGAATTAAAGGGTAGAACTTTATTAAATGAACTTAATATAGAATTTTTAGAACAAACGTTGGTATGTGGTAAATTTGTTGTAGATGCTTTAATACCTGATAAAAAAATAATAATTCAATGGGATGGAGATTATTGGCATGGTAATCCTAATTTTCTAAAAAATGGAAAACCAAATAAATTACAAAATAAAAATATAGAAAAAGATATAAGAGTAAACAACGAACTTATTAAAAATGGATATAGAGTTTTACGATTTTGGCAAAGCGATGTAGATAATAACCCAGAATTTGTAGTAGAAACAATTAAGAAAATATATGGTAATGAGTGAGGTAAAGGATTATATTGTTCAAGAAACATCGTTTAATCATTCCGTTAGAAAATTTCTAAAGAAGTGGCATTATTCTGATTATGTAAATATTCAGGCTAAACATACATTTTGTCTTTTCAAAAATGGAAAATTCGGAATACCAGAACTGATAGGAGTGTGTATTTACACAAGACCTGCCGGACCAACGGCAGGTAAAACGTATCATCCATCCAATCCAAATATGGTTTTGGAATTGAGAAGATTATGTTTGATAGATGATACGCCGAAAAATTCGGAATCATTTTTTGTTGGTAAAACTTTAGGATGGCTTAAGAAAAATACGGATTGGGAATTTGTTATATCATACGCTGATGAAGAACAAGGTCATACTGGAGTAATATATCGGGCATCAAATTTCAAATATTTAGGAAAAACTAAACCTGGAAAGGTGTTGGAAGTGGATGGTAAAGAATTTCACATTAGAACATTATCTATGATGGATAGACCTTATGGAATTGAAATAAATAAACGATATAAAGAAAAAGATGAAGGTGTAAAAATAATACAAACTTTACCAAAACACATTTATACATACGATTTAAGGAACAAATAAATATCAAAAAATGTGAAAAAAAATATATGAAAAAAACCTAAAATTAACTAAAGAAAATGGTGTCGAATGTCCGTTGACTCCATATTTATTTTTACATTTTCTGGTTTTTTAGAAAAAAAATCCACTCACAAAAATAAAAAAATTTACAAAAAATGGACATTTCACAAAGAATTTTATCAGATATTACAGTCTATATGAAGTACGCAAAGTACAGACCTGAATTGAAGAGAAGAGAGACATGGGATGAATTAGTTTCTCGTAATATGGATATGCATATTAAAAAATATCCAAAATTAGAAGAAGAAATTAGAGAAAATTATAAATTCGTATACGATAAAAAGGTTTTACCTTCAATGCGTTCTATGCAATTTGCAGGTAAACCAATTGAAATAAGTCCAAATAGAATATACAATTGTGCATTCGTACCGATCGATGATTATAGAGTATTCGCAGAAATTATGTTTCTTTTATTGGGTGGAACGGGTGTAGGATATTCCGTACAAAAACATCATGTTGAACAATTACCTGAAATTCATAAACTTAATCCAGATAAGACTAGAAGATTTCTTATTGGAGATTCCATCGAAGGTTGGGCAGATGCAATATCTGTTTTAGTAAAAGCATATTTTTTTGGTGGTAGTAAGCCCATATTTGATTTCAGAGATATTCGTGCAAAGGGTGTAAGACTTGCAACATCAGGTGGTAAAGCACCAGGTCCTCAACCACTTAAAGAATGTTTGATTAAGTTGGAAGGTATTTTAGATGCACACAAAGATGGTGATAAATTATCACCAATTGAAGTAAATGATATGGTTTGTCATATTGCTGATGCGGTATTAGTAGGTGGTATTCGTAGAGCAGCATTGATATGTTTATTCTCCGCAACGGATGAAGAAATGATTAGTTGTAAGAGTGGTACATGGTGGGAAAAAAATCCCCAAAGAGGTAGAGCAAATAACTCTGCAGTTTTAATGAGACACAAAATCACAAAAGAATACTTTTTAAACCTATGGAAAAGAATTGAAGCGAGTGGAGCGGGTGAGCCTGGTATTTACTTATCATATGATAAAGATTGGGGAACTAATCCTTGTTGTGAGATTGCATTGAGACCTTTCCAATTCTGTAATCTTTGTGAAGTAAATGTATCTGATGTAGTAGACCAGAATGATTTAAATGCAAGAGTAAAAGCAGCATCATTCATCGGAACACTTCAAGCTGGTTATACTGATTTTCACTACCTTCGTCCTATTTGGCAAAGAACAACTGAAAAGGATGCATTGATTGGTGTATCTATGACAGGTATCGGAAGTGGTGCAGTATTAAAATTAAATATAAAAGAAGCATCAAAGGTTGTAAAAGTTGAAAATGCAAGAGTAGCAGATATTATTGGAGTAAATCATTCAGCAAGAACTACGACAGTCAAACCCGCAGGAACAACATCACTAACATTAGGAACATCATCCGGTATTCACGCATGGCACAATGATTATTATATTCGTAGAGTGAGAGTTGGTAAGAATGAAAGTATTTACCGATATCTAATATTAAATCATCCCGAATTAATAGAAGATGAATATTTTCGTCCACACGATACAGCGGTCATTTCTATTCCACAAAAAGCACCTGCATATGCAATATTTAGAACCGAATCACCAATTCAATTATTAGAGAGAGTTAAAAAAGTATATAATGAGTGGATTAAGCCAGGTCATAGAAGTGGTAATAATACACATAATGTATCCGCAACCATTTCAATCAGAGAGCATGAATGGAAAGCAGTTGGTGAATGGATGTGGGAAAATAAAGAATATTACAACGGACTTTCGGTTTTACCTTACGATGGTGGAACTTATATTCAGGCTCCATTTGAAGATTGTACAAAAGAAAAATACGAAGAATTAATGCAAACCCTACATGATATCAATTTAAGTCAGGTTATTGAAATAGATGATAATACGAATTTAAGTGGTGAATTAGCTTGTGCAGGAGGTTCGTGTGAAATTAAATAAAGATGACAAATCGCTATATTATTTGGAAAATGGTAAGGTGGTTTTTACCCCTTACTACCATATTACACGAGGGTATTGTTGTGGCAGCGGCTGCCGCCATTGTCCATATGACCCGAAACATCTAAATGGAAATAATAAATTAGAAGAGTTATGGCAGAAAACCAATCATCCAAACATCAGGAGTTGACGGACAAAATTAGAGAGGAAAAACAGAAACCAAAAGGACCGATTAAATTTCAACTTCAATTAAATGAAGAACAAAAAGTAGCAAAAGAAAAAATACTCAATAATGCAATAACCGTGTTGAGTGGCAAAGCTGGTAGTGGTAAAACACTTTTAGCATGCCAGATTGCATTGGACTTACTATTTAAAAAAAGTATAAAAAAAATTGTTATTACCCGGCCGACAGTAAGTAAAGAGGAAATTGGATTTTTACCAGGGGACCTTCGAGAAAAAATGGAACCGTGGATGCAACCAATCTACGCAAACTTTTATCAACTTTACAACCAAGAAAAGGTTGATGAAATACTTGAAAGTGGGTTAATTGAAATAGTACCAGTTGCATTTATGAGAGGTAGAACATTTTTGGATTCTTTTGTAATTGTAGATGAAGCACAGAATTGTACTACCGACCAAATGGAAATGATTGTTTCTCGTTTGGGATTAAGAAGTAAAATGGTAATATGCGGCGATACACAGCAAGTTGATTTGAAGACAAAAGGTGAAAGTGGATTTAAATTTCTAATATCAGTAGCAACAAAAGTAAAAGATATGGCATCACAAGCTCTATTAACAAATCATAGACATCCAATAGTAGATGCCCTTTTGGATGAATATGAATATCTAAAACAAATAACGAATGGTAACGGTAAAAAAGTTTAGCGCAGTGTGGTGCGGCCCTTGTAGAATGTTAGCACCTGTAATAAATGAGATTAAAAGTAAATATCCAAATGTAAAGTTTGAAGAGTATGATGTGGATAATGAAGTAGATGAAGTTATGAAATACCGAGTAACATCAGTACCGACAGTAATCATTGAAAAAAATGGGCAACTACATGAGAGATTTACAGGTCTTCAATCTAAAATAGCATACCAAAATTCAATTAACGAAGCAATAGGATAATTTGTTATAGTGAAAAAAATTCCGTATATTAGGGTTATGTTAAAAGGTGAAGCTCATCCAATGAGCAAACTTACTGAAAAGCAAGTTGAGACGATTAGAGAACTATGGAAAATTGGACATCGTAATGTTAAAGTATTGGCTGTGAATCACAAAGTTTCATCTACAAACATTAAGAAAATAGTTACAAACAAAACGTGGAAACATCTGATAAAGTGGCCGTATGAAAGAAGCAAATAAACAATATTGTGATGTATCCAGAGTTACAATTAGAGAAATAAGCCCATCGATTGCAAAAGAAATTATAGTTAAAAAACACTATACTCATGCATGGACTGCATGTAGATACTCTTTAGGTTTATTTTACAGAACAGATGAAATAAACGCATTAGGAGATAATGAAAAATTAATCGGATGTTTGGTGTATGGATTTCCGGTAGGTGCAAGAGCAGCACTTTCAATTTCCGAATTACTTACGAAAGATAATGTATTAGAACTTACCCGTCTTTATTGTGATGATGGGTATGGTGCTAACATTGAATCGTATGCAATCGGACAATCTTTCAAATGGTTTAGAGAAAATGATAAAGCAATTAAAGTCCTAATTTCCTACGCAGATAACGGACAAGAGCATTTGGGTGGAATATACCAAGCAACTAACTGGATATATCAGGGAATGAACACAGAAATTGCTTTAATGCCAAACTATGGTATATCTCTAACAAAAGAACCTTACGATTGGATACATAGTAGGACAGTATTTTCAATGTGGGGTAGTGGTAATTTAGAACACCTTCGTAGAGAAATTGGAAAGCAAGGATATAAAGAGTTTTGGAGAAGGGAAGAACCACCAAAGCATAGATATGTGCAAGTGATTACAGGTGATAAAAAAGAAAAGAAAGCAATATTAAAATCCTTAAAGCATGAAGTTAGAGATTACCCAAAGAACGCAAAGGAATTTAACAAAGATATAGAACATTATTTAACAATCGCACCCGAAACGGAATTAGCAAGTAAGTTTTGGTAATATCAAAAAAAATTAGTAGATTTAACATCTAAACCTTAAAACATAAAAAAATGTTTACAACAATTGAATTTACAGGAAAATGTGATGAATGGGTTTCCTTTGATAAAGTTAAACCTAGTAAAGAAAATGAAAGTATTTATGGAAATCTAAAAGAAGATAGAGAGTATATAGAAGAACTAAAAAAAGATATTACCGATATTGGTCTAACAACACCAATTTCAGTTTGGCCAAAAGGAAAATATTATGTTACAAAGGGTGGTCATAATAGAATGATTGCATTGTCGGAAATTGGAGAAACTCAACTTCCAATTGTTATTTTGGATAAAATGCCATCATCAACAATTGAAAAGATGGAACAGATGTTGAGTGATAATATGAGAAAAAGACAAACCACTACTGAAAAATATAATTCAATAAAGACTATAAGAGACCAAAGAATCAAAGATATTGGTAGTTGTCCTGATAGAGAAATAAAAAGATATTGTATTAAAGTTCAAACAACTTGGAAAACATATGAAATGTTGAGAGAACTTGATGAAAAAAGACCAGATTTATTTCAAAGAGTTGCAGATGATGAAAACGCATTATCGGTTTCAGCAGCTTTCAAATTAATGAAAGAAGATGCAAAAAGAACAAGTAAACAACTTTCAGCTGCAAAAGCGCTAGATGATTTGATAAAAGAAGAGCATATTAAAAAAACAATTTTTTCATTCCAAGATTTTATGCACAGATTTTATGAATTAAATGTTAATATAAATGGTAATCGACATTCATTAGTTCCAACATATCAAGAAAACATACTGTCAGGTGTAGCACATGAAACATTTGCAAATATCATTGCTAAAATATTAACTGAAGATAAAAATATAAAAGTGGATGCACCAAACAATCAAAAACCATATGATTTAGTCATGCCTGGATATTGTTGGGAACCGGAAGTAAAATTTGCAAAATGGACTGGAAAAAATATACTAAATATTCATTGGCAGGGTAAATATGCAAAATCTGGATATTATTTTTTAATAGCAGTTGACCATACAATTGAAAGATTTTTTGTTGCATATGGATTTATTAAAGATACTATGTGGGAAAGAGCAGGTCAATTGGTATCATTATCTTTAAAAAATGTTTATAATAGTAACTTAAAAACATTTTTAGGTGAAATTAAAGAAGTAAAAGGAGAATATCAAATACATTTAGATAAACCATCAATATAATTATGAAATTTTGGGATACAGGCGAAGAGCAAAAGAAAGCAGGATTTGATTTTGAAAAAGAAAAAGCAGAATTGATTGCAAACTTGCAATATCTCTTTGCAATGTCAGTACAAGAACAAACTCTCTACAAAAAGTGGATAGAGTGGAATGTTGATTTGCATAGTAGTATGAAATTACTTCCAATACTTCATCAACAATACGATAAGATTTGGAAACCAAAAGATATATTCGATAAGGAAGCGACTATTGCAGAAATTCAAGCCATGCAACCTTATGTAGAAATAGTTGATGAAGATGAAGAAGCAACTCGTTGGACTTATATGAGAAAGTTAATTTCAACAATGGAATTTACTCCAAATCCTGGTCGTAATGTAAAAGCATATGTTAAAGATGGAGTTAATGGTAAATTATTGGGTGTAATTTCTTTAGGTAGTGATATTACGAGTTTGGGAGTTAGAGATGAATATATTGGTTGGACTAAAGAAGATAAATTTAAGAAAGGTAAATTAAACAATACCGCAATCGGAACTTCTATTATAGCAACTCAACCTTTAGGTTATAATTTTTTAGGCGGTAAGTTAATATCACCATTGACAACATCCCCTGTATTTAGAGAACATTGGAAACAAAAATATGATAATACTTTAATTGCAGTAGGAACGACTTCTCTATATGGTATTCATTCACAATACAATGCAATTCCACATTTCAAAACTTTAGGTGAAAGTAAAGGTAAAATCAGTATTAAACCTGATGATAAATTCTACGACCCATGGCATCATTGGTTACAAGAAAATAGAGCAGATTGGTATAACACTCATATAATACAAGAAAGAGAACGTAATGGTATTAATATGGGGTATGAAAGAAACGGCCGTGGCCATGGTCCTGTTAGTGGTATTAAGCAAAAAATTCTAACACAAATATTTAGAGAGTGTGGCATTAAAGCAGACCAATATCATCATGGATTTAAGAGAGGTGTTTACTTCGCAATGATGTATGAGAATGGTTGTGAATTTCTTTGTGATAAAATTACCGAAGATAAATTAGTAATGAAAGATAAGTTTGCAGAAGGTGATGATTATACTATCCGTTGGTGGAAAAAACAAGCAATCAAAAGATACACAAAGTTGCATGAAGAAAACAGATTAAAAAATGAAACTCTGTTTTATGCAGATGCAATCGGATTGACTTGGGAACAAATGAAAGAAAAATTTTTAGCAGACGTAGGAAGATAATTATGACAAGGCATAAGAAATGAAATAAGTGTAAACAAAAATAAAAGGAGGTTGTTATTTATCAGAATATCTACTATGAAAGGCAGAAAAACTTAATACATCTTTGGGATGATGAAAGAGGATATACAACATTTCCATATCGTAAGTATGCGTATAAGAAAGACCCATACGGACAATATCGTTCTATAAATGATGATAAGTTAAGTAAAATAGGAAAGTGGGAAAAAAATGAAGCAGATGAATTATTTGAAAGTGATGTTCCTGAAACGACAAGAGTATTGGTAGATATATACAATAGTGATATTCCATCGGTAGGTCATAGAGTAATGACGTTTGACATTGAGGTAGAAATGGTATCAGGTCTACCGAATACAAAAGAGGCAGAAAACGAAATCACAGCAATTACAGCACATGATAGTGCAACAAAATTGTTTGATGTTTTTGTATTAGATAAACAAAGAAAAATTAAAAAAAATGCTGACAAATTTAGCAAAGATGGGCGAGAGGTTGGTGTTCACATTTTCGATAACGAGAAAAATCTTTTATTTGCATTTCTTAATTACTACGAAGAAGTTAATTCGTCTATTCTTACGGGATGGAATATAGATTTCTTTGATATTCCTTATCTCTACAATCGTATTAAAAAAGTTTGTGGTGAAGGAAATGCAAAAAGATTATCACGTATCGGACAATGTTTCTACTCACCATACAGAGACAAATGGAGTTTTGGTGGTGTATCTATATTAGATTACATAAACCTATACAAACAATACAATTTTGGTTTGGAAAGTTCTTACACCCTAAACCATATTGCTACAAAAGAATTGGGTAGAAGTAAGATTGAATATGAAGGAAGTTTGGATGACCTATTTGAAAACGATTTGGAGAAGTTCATTGAGTATAACATTGTTGACGTGGAATTGGTAATAGCAATGGACAATAAATTAAAGTTTATTGAATTATGTAGGGCCATATGCCACGCTGGTTATGTTCCGTATGAAGATTACATTTATTCTTCAAAATGGTTAGAAGGTGCATGTTTATCTTATCTTAAAACAAAAGGATTGGTAGCAACAAACAAGCCGGCAGATAGAAAACAAAGAATGCAAGCATTAAGAGATAATGATGAAGAGAAGTTTATTGGTGCATATGTAAAAGAACCAATTGTTGGTAAGTATGATTGGATTTATGATTTGGATTTAACATCTCTATATCCATCAATTATTATGACTCTAAACATATCACCCGAAACAAAGATTGGTAAGATTGAGAATTGGGATGCAGAAGCATGGATTAAAGGTGAAGATACTGGAACATATCGAATAGTTGGTAAAGATAATACATACGAATACACTCGTCAGGAATTAGCAGAAGTAATCAAAGATAGTAATTTAGGAGTAGCAGCAAATGGAGTTCTTTATAATCAGGATAAGCCAGGTCTAATTGCGGATATTCTTAACACATGGTTTCAAAAGAGGGTTGAGTATCGTAAGTTGGAAAAGAAATATGGTGAGGAAGGAAATACAGAACAATATGAGTTTTATGGTAAAAGACAGCACGTTCAAAAAATCCTACTAAACTCAATGTATGGTGTATTAGGATTACCGGCATTCCGTTTTTATGATGTGGATAATGCGGAGGCAGTGACTCTGACCGGACAGGTGGTGATTAAGAAAACCGCTGAAATGGCAAACATCAAATATTGTAAAGAGTTAGAAACAAAACAGGACTATAATGTTTATATTGATACCGACTCAATCTATATGATGGCAGAACCTTTGGTAAAACACAGATACCCAGAATATAAAGAATTCGATGAAAAGAGAATGGCACAAGAGGTAAATACTATTGCAGAGGAAACGCAAGCTTTCTTAAATTCATTTTACAACTTATTAGCAGAGAGATTTTTTTTCATTCCAAAAGAGAAACACCGATTTGAAATTAAAAAGGAATATATTAGTAAAGCAGGATTTTGGGTAGCAAAGAAACGATACGCACAATGGATAATTTTAAAAAATGGCATTCCATGTGATAAGTTGGATATAAAAGGATTGGATGTTGTTAGAAGTTCATTCCCTAAATCATTTCAAAAGTTTATGTCCACAATTTTGAAAGATATCCTAATGGGTAAAGATAATGAATACATTGATGATACATTACTTACATTCAAAAAAAGTTTACCAACACTTCCTGTAAACCTAATTGCAAAGGGTGGAGCAATCAAAGAATTAAGTAAGTATGATAATGGTAGTTGGCAGAAAGGCAAATCAGTTGCAGACTTTGAAAAGGGAACACCTGCACACGTAAAAGCCGGAATAGCATACAATAGATTATTAAAGTTTTTCAATTGTCCATATAAGCACGAACCAATTAGAGATGGTGACAAGGTAAAATGGGTATATCTTAAAACAAATCCATTGGGATTAGATACACTTGCATTCAAAGATTATAATGACCCAAAAGAGGTTATGGACTTCATTGAAACTTACATTGATAGAGATAAAATATTTGAGACAGAATTGGAAAACAAATTAGATGATTTCTACAACGCATTAAAATGGGAGAAAGCAACAATAGAAACAAAAACAGCTAAAAAGTTTTTTGCATTTTAAAATGAAAAGTTTAAAGTTTTGGAAAGCCATTACATTTGATGTAACATCTTTTCGTTGGAAATTATCGGAAAGAAAAGGAAAAAGATTTCAAGGTTCAGGTTCAGATAATTCAAATAAAAATGTATACACTTATAATGAATTAGGATTTAGAGGTAATTCTTTCTTAAAAAATGGTTATAAAATTATGAGTGTTGGTTGTTCTCATACGGAAGGTATCGGTGTAAATGATAATGAAACTTGGTCTTACTATTTATCAACTTTTATAAAAGATAGTGTTGATTTAAATTTTGGACATAGTGGTAGAAGTAATGATTATATAGCAAGAACTATATTAACTTTTGTAGATAAAGTTAAACCTGATTTGGTATTAGTTATGTATAGTTATCCATCTAGAAGAGAATATTATAAAAAAGATGGTGGAATAGAACCATTTGCTTTAAATCCGTGGGGTTACTATAAAGAGCATTCTGATGGTATAAAAGAATTTAAAATGTATTCTGAATTATCAAATATCGAAGATGATTTCATTAACTGGTATAAAAATCATCAACTTATTACATACTATCTTAAATCAAATGATATTCCATTTATTTGGAATGGCACATTTGTAGAAACCGATTATACCGATGAAAATCGATTTGATGGTGAGTATAAAAAATATAGTGATGAGCACGAACATGCTACCGCAGAAGAAAATAAATCATACGCAAAAAAATTACATAAACATTTAAAAAAAATTGGTATTATTAAAAATTTATAGTATATTTAAAACTTAAACAAACAATTATGAACAAAAACAATTTATTAAAATTTATTCAAAAGTATTCGTTAGGTGGACTTATCGAGTCAGTAGTGTGGAACGTAGAAGGAACAAAGTTATCAGTTAGATTTATTTCTGATGATAAAACCCTATTAGGTGAAGTAGAGTTTAACACATTCACTTCAACGCCCTTTAATGTAGGTATTTACACAACATCTCTATTGAAAAATATGATTGGTGTATTGGATAATGATATCGCATTGAAAGTGGATAAAGCTGGTGATAAAGCAGTTACTCTTAAGTTGAGTTCAGATGATACTGAAACTTCTTATCAATTAGCAGACTTGGGTGTTATTCCACCGGTTCCGGATTTAAAAGCATTGCCTGATTTTGGTATTGCTATTGATATGACATCACAAATGGTAGACCGTTTTATCAAAGCAAAGGGTGCATTGAGTGATGTAGACACATTTACTATCTTTACCGAAGGTGGTGATTTAAAATTAGCAATTGGTTATTCATCAATTTCGACAAATAGAGTAACATTCACAGCAATTAAAGGATTTGATAGTGAAGTAAAACCAATCTCATTCTCTTCAAAATATTTAAAAGAAATTCTTACAGCAAATAAAGAAGCAACAAACGCAAAATTAAAAGTATCAACCGATGGTTTAGCTCATGTTGAATTTCAAATAGATGATTTTGTTTGTAAGTATTATTTAGTAGAAATCTCAAATTAATAAAAAATGTTAGAACAATTAGAATTATTCCCAAAAGAGGAAACTCAAACACAGGGTAGCGTAGAAATACCAAAACAAGAACCAATTAAAGATGCAGAGTGGTGTTTTCAATTTTTTAATAACGAACCTGTAGTATTTGGTTGGCAAAGTGAAAATACAGAACCATCACCATTAGTATTACAATTACAACCAGTAGAGAGTGATGTATTAACTTTTAGACAAAATGGAATGGAGTTTAGAATTTTTGCAAGAACTATTTCAGAAGATACTAAACAAATTAGAAAAGAACAAGATGCAAATCAAAATAAAGAAGCTTAATCCTAATGCAGTAATTCCAACATACGCCAAAAGTGGTGATGCTGGAATGGATTTAGTAGCAACTGAAATTATATCAAATACAACTTTTGATATATCCTATGGAACGGGTATAGCAATGGAGATACCTGAAGGATTTGTTGGATTGGTATTTCCTCGTTCATCAATTAGAAAATATGATTTAATACTTTCTAATTCAGTTGGTGTAATTGATAGTGGATATAGAGGTGAGTTGCAGGCTACATTTAAAAAAACAAATGGATTGGATTCATTAGCTTATAAAGCAGGTGATAGAATTGCACAAATTATGATTATACCATATCCACAAATTGAATTTACAGAAGTAGAAGAATTATTTAACACCGAAAGAGGCGATGGCGGATTCGGTTCAACTGGGAAATAATATGAGTTTTTTCGCAAATGATATAAGTAAAAGAGAACATAGTTTGTGGGTAGAGAAATACCGCCCACAAACTCTTGCTGATTATGTTGGTAATGAAACCATCAAAGAAACTATTCAGCAATATTTAGATACTAATGATATACCACATTTGTTGTTATACGGAAAAGCAGGTACGGGTAAGACCACACTTGCAAAACTTATCGTAAATACAATTAAGTGTGACTTTATGATTATCAATGCATCGGATGAAAACAATGTAGAAACCGTAAGAACAAAGGTTAAGAACTTCGCATCTTCGGTAGGATTTGCAGGATTTAAAGTGATTATATTGGATGAGTTTGATTATATGACTCCACCTGCACAGGCAATCCTTCGTAATTTGATGGAAACATTTAGTAAGCATTGTCGTTTCATTTTGACATGTAATTATATTGAGAAAATTATTGACCCTATTCAAAGTCGTTGTCAATCCTTTGCAATCACTCCACCAACTAAAAAAGATGTGGCAATTCAGGTAGCAAAGATATTAGATATTGAAAAAATTAAGTATGAACCAAAAAATATGGCCGATATCATTAATTCATATTATCCAGATATTAGAAGAATACTTAATACTTGTCAATTACAATCGGCAAAAGGAGAATTAAAAGTAGACCATAAAGTAATGGTTGAAGCAAACTTTGCAACTAAACTTATTGAACTTTTAAAATCGGAAGATAATAAAAGAAATATATTTATAAAAATTAGACAGGTAGTAGCAGATAACAAACTAAATGATTACTCCGAAATGTATACAATGTTATACGATAAAGTAGATGAGTATGCATCTGGAAATACCGCAAATGTTATACTTACTATTGCAGAAGGATTATCAAAAGATGCATTAGTAGTAGATAAAGAAATAGTGTTTATGAGCACAATTACACAAATATTAAATATTATAAAATAATGGCAGCTAAAAAGTTATTTGATCATCTTAATGCAATAACTTTCGAGCAAGACCCAAAGTATTTTAATAAACTTTCGGAAGAGGACTTGAAATCATGGAGTAACTTTATGATTAATCGATTTCTTTCTATGAAACCGGAATGGGTTGAATTAATTGCAACTCTTTTACCTCTAACACAAACTCTACAACCAAAAGAAATGTATAAGTTGTATATTAGTGTAATACCAAAAGGTAAATATTTTCTTAAATATATTAAAGGTAAGGCAGCAAATAAGTATGAAGATTTTTTAATTGAGTTGATTAAAAAAGATTTTCAATGTTCAGAAAAAGAAGCATTGGAATATATCGAAGTTCTTTATTCAACAAGAGAAGGTAGAGAAAACATAAAATATATTTGCGAAAAATACGGAACAGATAAAAAGCAAATTACTAAACTTAAACTTAAAATATAAAATGAATAAAGCATTTTGTATATTACCTTTTATACATTTTAATGGATATATGGATGGTACAGCAAGAGCATGTTGTGATTCACAAAAACCATTTACTGATATTGATTTAAATAAAGAATCAATTGAAAATGCTTTTAATTCGGATGAGTATAAAAAATTAAGAATTGATATGCTTAATGATGTTCAAAATGAATATTGTAGTGCATGTTATAAATTGGAAGAACAAGGTATTAAATCATCTAGAAATAAATGGAATGAACATCATATTAAAAAAATTGAACCACTTACTGAAAAAATAAATAAAATAAAAAAATTTGATGGAAAAATAAAACCCGAATTTGTTTCTTTAGATTTAAGGCCATCAAATATTTGTAATTTTAAATGTAGAACTTGCAATGATGGATTTTCTACAAAATGGCAAGAAGAAAAAAAAGATTTTTACTTGGTAAATAAAAATATACTCTACTTTGGAAAAGAAACGGTTTCCAATATAAATAAAGTAAATTTTATTTTAAATGAAAAATCTTTAAAAAAAATTGAGGTAATATATTTTGCAGGTGGAGAACCATTTGTATTGGATGAACATTTTGAACTTTTAGAATCAATTATTTATAAAAAAAGAATATCGATTATGTATAATACAAATTTTAGTATTTTAAAATATAAAGGTAAAACAATATTTGAATATTTAAAAGATTTTAGAAATGTTCATTTTTCAATTTCATTAGATGGACTAGGAGAAGTTGGCGAATTTGTTAGAACAGGTTTTGATAATAACGTTTTTAATAAAAATTTTATGCTTTTAAAATGGGCAACTGAACATTATAAAAATATATCGTATGATTTTCAATATACTTGTTCTGTATTAAATGCATTTAATTTTTTTGATTTTTTAAAAGAACTTAATGAAGACCATAATTTGATAAATTTCCATTGGGTAAAATACCCATTTTGGTATAATACTATCCATTTTGATGAAATTAAAAGTGATATAATAAGATTATATAAGCAAAATTTATATAAAATAGAATCAGAAAAATTAAAAAATTCTTTATTAGCATTTATAGAATACTTAAAAAAATCAACAGTAT